GCTGGCTTCGACGCCGGCGGCAGCCGCCGCGGCTGTGTCCGCCGTGACCTCAAGGTCCGCATCCAGCGCGGCGGTCGCTTCAACACCCGCCGCTGCTGCCGAGGCCGTCTCCGCCGTTGCTTCCAGGTCGGCTTCGAGGGAGGCCGAGGCCTCGACGCCTGCGGCGGCGGCGGCGGCGGTGGTCGCCGTGATCTCCAGATCGCCCCCCGCCGCCGTGAACCACCAGGTGCTGCGCGTCCCCGGCGTCCAGATCATCGCGTAGGGCTGCTCGTACATGCCCCGGATGTACTCGGCGGGGAGGGCGTAGTTGTACAACGCCACCTTAGCGACCGACCCTGCGAACCATGCGCTGTTGTCGGAGCCGATGGAGTTGCGGTCTATGCTGGCCCCGAATGTTAATGACGCTGCCACTGAGACTTCTACACCGTCAACGAAGGCCGTGTATGACCCTGCTGTTGTCGGATCGGAGCCTTTATACGTGACGCACACATGACGCCATGTGTCCTTGTAGAACGCGACGGGCGTGGCTCGATTCTCGTGAAACCTACCCCAGCTTGTGCTTGTCGATCCCCAGATCAAACCGCTGTACGAGGGGTGTCCGTTGAAGCCGAAGCCGATTGTCCATTGTCTGCCTGCTGTCGTGCAGCGTAATAACACAATAGACGAGTAGCCCGCTGTCTCCTTCGAGTACACCCACGCCTCCACGGTGTGCGGTGCAGTCAGGCTGATGGGCTGCCACGTCGTGCCGATGTCCACATAGTCGTTCTCCCCGTCAAAGTCCAGCGCCCACCCATCGCGTCCCGCTACCCAATCCGTCGCCGGGTCCATTAGGGTCAGCGTGCCGTCATTGCGCTGCCCGCTGATGTCCTGCCAATACCCGCCATGCTCCGTGGCCCCGGCGATCCAGCACCCCACGCACCCCTGCCCCCACGGGTGCTGCAGGTCCACGAGGCTGCCCGGACCCGGCTGCCAGATTTTCGCCCGTTCGATGGGCATGTTACGCCGTCACCGCCACGTAGCTGATCCACGCCTGCAGGCTGTTCGCGCTCACGGCCTGGTTGGTGTTGTTCTTCACCAGCACCTTGAAGAAGCGCGGCAGGCTGGCAACCGGAAAGGCGAAGTCGTACTGCGTTGCGTCGGTCGTCACGGTCGCGATGGCATAGGCCACGCTGTCATCGAAGAGGGTGCCGCCCGTGCTGTGCAGCGGCGCGATGCCGATCTGCATGTTGCCCACCGGCGTCCCCGCGAAGTCCGCGATGGTCATGTGCAGCCAGATTTGCTCTGCAATGGTGTCGTCGCCGAGGTCCTGTTCGGCGCTGGCTTCGATTGCCGCCGCCGCCGGTTCGGCATCCGTGATGACCTGTGTCAGTACCCGGTTGAATGTCAGAGCCATGATCTACACCGCCTTCGTGGCCGCGTAGGCCAGCGCGAGCTTCGTCCAAATGGCGCCGATGACCGCCAGCACCGTCGCATCGGTAGGCGTCGCTGCTGGGAAGCTATCCGCCGCTCCCACGCAAGCCGTCGCCAACCTCTGACACCAATCGAGCGGGTTGCTGATGACCGCATAGGCCATCGCCAGGCGCTCGGTGTGATTGGTGACGCTGGTGGCTTCATCAAGAACTTCAAACGCGATCTTCAGACCAGCGGCACCGCACTGCTTGCGGAAAGGCCACTGTTCGCTGTACGCCAGAGCGGCCTCAAATGAGATAGCCATGATGGGTCTCCTCCTGCTTCTAAAATGCCGGAACGCCTTATGTGGTGATCTTCGCGATCCCGTCCGCGCCCCACGTCCCGTTGATGTTGTTCCCGTCCGGCGTCACCGGCGCTGCCAGCTCGTCGCAGCACAGTAGGTAGCGCGTCCCCGCCACGCCCGACTCCCAGTACGTGATGATCTTGTTGCACGCCGCACCCGCAGGCACGCTCTCCCACGTCACCCCATCGGCTGTCAACTTGAGCACCCCGGCCACGTTGTCCAGGGAGACGGTCGTGAGCGCAACCCCGGCCGCCGCGATGGGGCTCACGTCGCCGATGATCTCGTCAGTGGCGTCGTAGGCGTAGGTGGACTCAACCAGGGCGGCCTTCAGGCCGCCGGTCGGATTGTCCAGGCCCCCCGTGATCTCGTTCTTCATCGCGTGCAGCAGTCCCAACGGATACCATTGACTCGCCATGTCCGGTCAGCTCCTTAAGGGCTCTCGTACAGCAGGTAGATCGTCACGCCGATGGCCGCCCCCGTGTAGCCCTCCGGCACGCCAAACGCCCACTGCGCCTCGTTGTCCACGCCATGATCAAAGGACAGGTCATCGTGGATCGTGTTGACGTCTTCCTCGTTCTGCTCAAGCGTCGCCCCACCGGCCGCCGGCAGGTGCGCCGCCCGTGGCGACAGCCAGACCGTCGCCAACCCAGAAGTAGCTCCCCCACCCCCGCCCGTCGTCGCGCTCAGCCCCGCCAGGGCCTCGGCCAGCTCCTCCTCGGTCACGTAGTCCGTAGCCGCCGCGGGGGCTGCCGCCGCGGCCGCCAGAGCGTCCAGCATCGCCTTGTCGGCCGGACTCATGTAGCCCGCCTGCGTGACTGTCGCCACGGGCAGGCCCAGGTGGTCGTTATCTCGGTGCGCCCTCTCCGTCAGCGCGCTATCCATCCTGCCCACCATGCTCCAAAACCCGCTTGTTCATCCACTCAGCGTACTGCTCGAGGCCCGACGCCTTACACATTTTGCAGGCCTGCTCGTCGCACAGGGGGCCCCAGTGCTCAAGGGCCGTTCCGGGCCAGTGTTTGCCCCGCGTGCCGTAGGGGCGCGCCGGTCGTCCACGCACCATAGATCCGGGGGCCACGTCGTGCATGACCAGTGAACCCATGCCCACGAAGGCACCCTCGCCGATGGTTACGCCACCCATGATCTGCGCCCCGGCCCCGATGATGGCATGGTCCTCGATGACGACCCCCTGGGGCACAAACTCCACCTCCAGCGACGGGTACTTGTCGTTGCTCAGGAAGACCATCGGCGCGATGAAGACGTGTTGGCCGATCTTCGCCGGGTGGTGGATCTGACTGGCGGCCCCGATGTGGGTGTCATCGCCGATGACGACGCCGGGCCCGATCTCCACACGGCACCCAATCACGCAGTTCTTCCCGATCACCACATCCACGCCCGCCGGGCGGTCCAGCCCGATCTTCACCCAATGCCAAATGCGAGTCCCCTCGCCGATCTGCACCTCTGGGGAGATGACACAGTACTCCCCCACGTGCCCGCAGCACGGCCGATGCCCACCGCACATAGGACACGGGTCCGCGTTGATCGCCAGACCGCACTGTTCACACGTCAGAATGGCATTCATGGTGCCTCGCAGGGTCCTGCCCAGGCGGATCGCAGGCTGTACATAGCAACGTATCGCATGCCGCCGGCTCGTCGTGCAACACCTTCCAACCCTCGCTCACTTTGCCCATCGCCCCCACCATGAAGTAGGCATGGCCCAGACAGCGAAAGAACGTACTGTCGGGCATCAACACGCCGAAGTTGTAGCCTGCCTCACAGGAGTCGAACCGCCCTGGTTTCACCGGAACCTTGTCCCGGTAGAGGAATGTGTGGTCAAACGTCAAGGGCCGATACTCACATCCGAGGGCTTCGGTTCTCTCTTTGGCGATCTCGCGGGCGTCCTCTGGGTCGCGCCATAAGACAACCTGACAACAGGCGACCTGCGCGTGCGGGAGGGCATCCCGGAAAAATGCCAAGCGCTCCCAATAGGACTTAGCCTCGGGATGATCGGGGTGGAACTGCAAGCCGCAGTTGAGCGCCTGTATCTGGCCGGCAAGCGCTGGCAACCACCAGTCCTCGATGGGGACGTGCAGGTTCGTGTCCAGGCAGACTGTCGCCTCTGTAGCCAACAGCACGTCAGCCAGGCCCCGATAGAGCGTCGGTTCGCCGCCCGTCACCGCTATCTGCTGCAGATTATGAGGGCACGAGAAGAATATCTGCTGCCAAGCCTCCGGCGTGAGTTCCTTGCCGTGGGTGGCGACCGGCATCGCCCGACTGGCGCAGTAGGCGCAGATCAGGTTGCAGCGAAACGTGGGATACCAGACTACTGCCAGATCACGGCCCATTATGTCCTCTCCAGCCGGTAGATGAGCCGCTGCCCTGGACACATCTCCGAAACCTCAATGGCCGCCAACACAAAGCCATGCTCCTTCCCGACCGCTTGCACCCAAGCGGGGGGTAGGTGCATCGCGTTTGGGTAGGGCGGCAGGCCCGGCTTGTACGGCACTTCGCCGATCCCGAAGGGCGTCTCGATGATCGCGCTGTTGCAGGCCTCCAGTACCTTAGCGAAGACCGCCTCCGGGTCTTTGCAGTGGTGTAGAAGGTTGAGCATCAGTCCCACATCGTACCGCAGCAACTGCTCGTGAGCGTTGAGGCGCGGCAGGCTATCGCTTACAATGTCCATCCGGCAAGTCGTGATGGGCAGGTGCTCGCAGTTGCGAATGTGCTGCGCCAGGGCGACCTGCAACTCACGCACTTCGACAGAGGTAGCGTAAATGGCGCCCCGGTGGATTGCCTCATAGCACATGCCCCCTTCGGAGGCCCCGATGTCCAGCAGCGTCTTGCCGGTTAGGTCGGCGGGCAGGATGCTCTCCAGGCGGGCGTGCTCCCATCTTTGACGGACCTTGTCCGTGGTTCCGTACTGCTTGCCGCCGAGCCAGACGGCCTGCTGGTACATCTGGGCCACGGGCAGAGGGTCCGGCTCCCGTACTGTCCCGGTTACCATCTCTCGGACCTCGCCTACCGTGGTCTCACGCATCGGGAAGTCGCAGGCGTCCACCAGCACGGTTTCGACATCGGCCCAATCGGTAAAGGATGCGATCACATCGTCGAGCTGTTTTTCGTCGGGCAACACGCCTTCCAGTTGCGCCTGCGTCGGATCGTCCTTGTGGTGGGCATAACGCACCTTGCGCCGGGCCGCCACGAGGAAGCCGGGCGCAAACAGCCAGAGAATGATGATGGTGTATTCCCCCGCACACTCCTCCACCACGCGGTTGACGTTGACGCAGGTGTCGCTGAGCAGGTAGGGTTTGTCGCCCATGAGTTTTCGGATCGTCGGCAGAAACGGTTGTTTCTGGTCCAACAGGGAGTTGATGCTGGCAAGGTCGAAGACCCCGAAGCCGCGCTCGATGGCGTCCTGCAGGATCGGCACGCCGACGAGGTGCTTCTGGCCCGCCACCATCGCGCGCATCAGCGCCGTCTTGCCGGTGCCAGCCGAACCCCTGAGGACGATGATGATCTGCTTCATGGTTGCACCACAGCGCTGCAGCCCTGCGCTTGGCCATAGAGCGTCTTCAGCCGCGCCACCACCTGCGGCACGTCGTGCAGCCGCCGCACCGCCCGCCGCCCCTTCTCGCCCCAGGCCTGCCGCAGCGGCTCGTCGGGGATCAGACTTTGTAGCTTCTTCGCCAGGGTGTCATACGTCACGTAGACGAAGGGCAGGTCCGCGCCGTAGCACTCCTTCTGCGCGACCAGTTCGTCAGCCGTGCAGCCCAACACCACGGGGATACCCATGGCCATTGCCTCAAGTGACGCCATCCCTGGACCGTACAGCATCGTGGCCACGTAGATGTCGCACTGCCGGATGTGCCACAGACTTTCCCGGCGCTGTAGCCCATGGATCAGGTGTAGATCCGGCGCCGACCTCATGCCGCGCACCGTCTCCACGATGAAGTCGCTGCCCTTGTTGGAGGCCACTGTGTACCCGTGGCCCACGACGATCCGACCGTTGGGACGCCCCAGCGCCCGCGGGTAGTTGCGCTCAATCTCGTTGACGTTGATGGGCGACGGCAGCCACCGCAGGGTCTTCCGGCCCGCCGCGCTCCCGTGGATCAGCAGGTCAGGCGTTGAGACCAGCCGCAGGTAGCCCGCGTCAACCTCGGCGCGCTCGAACTGTTCCGGGTTGTCGCGGTAGGCGCACCCGTGGTGGTGCATGACCATCCGCTTCCCTGGCTTGACCTGGTTCAACTGCTTGTAGTTGTGGTACTCGCACAGATGCAGGACGTCCGCCGCCTTGATGATCTCCTCCACGAAGGGGCCGTCTGAACCAGACCACTGATAGAACGGCCGTTCATGGAGCCACGATTGGCTGTTGCTCAGACACCAGTAGCCCCAGCCGGGGGCATACTGCAGGAACCCGCGGGCAATCTCGTGGCCGATCTCGCACAGGTCGGTGTACGCGAGGTAGACCGCACGGGAGATGTCACCATCCCGATAGGCTCGGGGGAAAGGTGGCCGCTCCTTCGGTTCCTCAACGGGGACGGCCGCGTTGCCGCCGCCGCGCACACCGATCACCTGCACTTCGGCTGCCGCGCCCATCAATGCGTCTGCCCCCTCCGGGTCCAGGTCAGGGCCAGGGCGCCACTCAGCGGCTCAGACGGCCCGCCGCTGATCCGCTCCACGATGACCACGAAGCTGTTGGGATCGTGCTTCACCAGGTGAAACAGCGCGCCCGGGATCTCGGAGCCGTCCGAGGTCTTCGTGAACTCTGGCGGTGAGGCCATCGTCCAGTTGTTTGTCCCTTGCGTCGCCGCAGGGACTGACAGGCGCGTCAGCGTCCCATTGGCGCCATCATAGAAGCCAGCGATGGAGACTGTCCCCGTCGCCGTCTGCGTGCCGAACATGCCGACCAGTGCCTTCATCTTCTGGGTGTTGAACAACTGCAACATGCTCATGTCTCCTTCGCGGCTACGCTCCGCGCGCAGTCCGCCGTTGGTACTCGACCGTCACTGCCTGCAGCACGAAGTACTGCACGTTCGCGCCTTCCAACTTCAGGCGCAACCGGGGGCAAGCGTAGCCCGCGGGAATGCCCATCCGCTTGTTCTGCGTCACCACCCCGAGATCCGTCCACGCCACATTCTTCCCGACCGAGACGTACAGGTGCAGATCGTCGGCCGAGGCCTCGGGAACCGTCCACTGGCCGGAGACCCAGACGTCCAGCGGGTTCACCATCTCCCCGGGCTCCGCCACCAGCGGCGGCAGCTCGATCCGCACCTCGCCATAGTAGGCGCTGGCGGACGACCCGGCGGCGTCCCCGTAGTTGCCCGCCGGCGCGTTGTCGGGGAAGTACGAGCTGTCCAGCATGGTCACATATTGGCTGTACAAGCCGGTGCCCGTGGGCACGTGCCACTTCAGCATCGTCAGGATGTGGGAGTGCTCCGGGCCGAAGTTCCAACTCCGCAGGCCGATCCGGCCGATGCCCAGGCGCCTGATCTCCCAGGTGTCCGTCTCTGGCTGCCAGCAGGTGCAGTAGCCGCGCGCGCCATCCATGATGTAGAAGCGCCCGTCGTGCCAGCAGACCATCGGGTACGGGATGTTGCTCGGGGTCAGCGTCGCATCCACCGGAGGCGGCATGTCCTCGTTCTCGTACGTCCACGCCGCGAACTCCCGATAGCTGACCACCTGGCGCACCGTCGAGCCGTCGAACAGTTCCCAGCCGCTGCGCCCGGCCCACATGACGCCGTGGGGGCTGGTGGCGACGTGCATGCCCACCACCCCGGCAGCGCCCGGAATGGGCGTCACTCGCCAGTCCGCCTCGCCGTACCCCGTCACCAGGAAGGCGCTGTCCTCCTTGAGCACGATGAGCTGGTCGTGCCAGGACACGAGCGCCATGATCGGCGCCGACGATCCCACCGAGATCCTGTTCTCGGTCGGCCAGTACCAGGGCGACCCCAACTCCGAGTAGAAAAGCACGTTCTCAAGGTTGGATAGCTCGATGCCGTAGTACAGGAAGCCGCCCCCGGAGCCTTCGCCCGCGCCGGTCTGCGCGTAGGTGAACTTTGTGGTGCTCGGGACCGAGGCCACGCGAAAAGCACCGTTGAAGGTGCTCGGCACCGGCAGGTGGATGATGACCCAATCGCCCACAGCCAACTCGTGGGCCACGGTCGTTGTGATGGTGACGACGTTCGCCGCGCGCACGGCGCCGGTCGGCGAGGCAGCGATCGTGCGGTTCTGCCGGTAGCTCTCGCTGGTCTCAGAGATCCCGGCCATCCAGAGCCGGTCACGGTGCTGGAGCATGATGTTGCCGCGAGGCGGCAGGGCATGGTCGAAGGCGGCAGGCTCCCCCAACTCCTCCTGCGGGGTGTTGTCAATGTACGTCGTGGTGGTGTTGTCCGGGATGGTGCAGAGCAGTTGGTAGTCGGTGCCGCGGACGCCGGGCTCCAGGGAAGCGATGAAGGCGCGGTAGAGGCGGCGATGGTTGACGCGGGGGACGAGATCGGCGGCGATGGTGGCGAGGTCAATGTGGCACTCGCTGATGCCGCCGGCGAGGGCGGCGGCGGAGATGTGGATGCGGGCGTCGGCGGTGCTCTCAACCAGGGTGATGCTGTTGCCGCCGGTGCCGGTCGCGCGCGCTGTCAAGGTGACACGCGAACCAACGCTGGCCCACGCTGCGCTCACAGTCGGGTGGGCTGGTGTGAAGACCGAGACGCCACTGGTCCCTTCGGTTTGACCCGTATTGATGGCCGACCTCAGGACCCGGTACGTGACCTTCGCGTCGAGCGCCGCGTCCACAGACCAGCCACAGATGACATCGTACGGCAGCACCGTGAAACCACCAGCTTGCACGATGGTCAGGTCCACAAAGCGATACACAATCCCATCTATCGTCAGCGTGTCAAGGTGGGTCGGGGGCGTCGTGCTGGTCTTCGGCTCGACGTACGCCGTCGCCGCCGCGTACTCCACATCCACGTCCAGCACCGGCCCCGGCATGCTGTCCGCCCGGTCATCGCCCACGACGCCCCTGAACGAGTATCGCCCCTGCACCAGCCTGTTCCCCGCACCGGTCGCGTCCGCCGCCCCTGTCGGAGCCGCCTGCGGCGTCTGGAACCCCACCGCCAGCATCTTCGTCCCGTCCCAATAGCTCGTCGGCATCCCGTACGTCCACACCGGATCAACGCCCGAGCACATGAACAGCACGTTCGCCATCTCGGCGAACCCACCAATGCCAGTCAGCGGTGCCCACACATCTTCCTCGGCCTCGGCCGCGGTGTCGGTGTCCCACCAGCCCAGCTTCAACACTCCCGCGCTCGCCCAGCTCGCGGCGCTGAACAGCCCATAGCCGTACGCCCACTGCGCCGGCGTCTCCGACCAGTCCACATTCGCGTAATACACGTTGCCGAGTTCGGTGAGGACGAGGAGTTGGTCGTAGTCAGCGGACACGAACGGCAGGACCAGCGTGGGGCGATCCGGCCGGCACCAGCAGGTCGTCATTGGCCCGCTGGAGTCATCCGCGCCTGTCTGGGCGAACGTGAATGTGTTAGCCGCCGGGGTGCCCGTGATCGCAAAGACCCCGTCAATCCCGAAGGCCCCGCTGCCATAGACGGTAATGATGTTGCCGGTGAGGAGGGCGTGATTGTACTCCGTGGTGCAGGTGACGACGTTGGTGGCGCGGACGGCAGAGGTGATGTCCACCTGCGTCGTCGCCGTGCCCACCTGCACGGGCATCTGCAGCCGCAGTTGGTTGCGGTGCCAGTAGGCTCGGCCGCGGCTGAACCGGCAGTTGCGGGCATCCAGCAGCAGGCCGCGCTCGACAAGCTCCTGCGGAACGAACGACTCGGGGTAGAGCCCCGACCGCTGGGGGTCCACACCCGAGAAGTTCTTGAAGACCAGTTTGTCGCGGTCTCCGTACGACATGGTTTACCCCGCTGCCTGGCGCCGGCCCGGGTCGCCCACAATGCCATCGGCAGGCCGCCCGGTGCCGTACCGCGACTTCAGGACCTCCATCCGCTGCCGGAAGTGAGCCATCTGACGGTCAGCCTCCCCGCGCTCCAGAGCCTGCTCCCGGCACCTCGCGACCGCCCAATCCATCAGGAAGCCGTAAAAGACGGGCCCCAGCAGCGGGTCCTCGTCGCCAGCGATCTGCCCCTTGAACAGGTGAACCATGCGGCCGCCGGTTCCGGCCGCGGTCCCCGAGTTGATCGTCAGGGTGTCGGCCGTCGGCGCCGTCGCCATCGTCCAGGTCCCGTTCGGGGTGCCCGCGCTGCCCGTCATGCCCTCGATGGCGATGGGGTCGCTGGCGTTGTCCACGGTCGTCAGGCCGTGTGTCGGCACGGTCAGGATGGTCCCCGCCGCCACCAGCGACGTGATCGCCCGTACCCGCATCGGCTTGCGGACATAGTAGATCTGGTAGACCAGTGAGTCGGGGTCCACACCACCCGTCATGAACACGATCTGGTCGCCGACGATGCTGTAGAACGGCTTCGTCTTCGCCGGCGTGAAGTAGATGTTGCTGAGCGTGGCTTGCAGGTTCAGGGTCTCCAGCCGCCGACAGATGATCCCGCCGAGTGTCACATACCGCTCGCGCAGGAAGTCCGCCGGCAGGCCGTAGGAGAACACGGCTGTCGTGACCACGCCGTTGCAGATCTCCGTGAGGGGGAACATGGCGGCGTCCAGCCCCTCCTCGTTGGCCACGACCATCTGCGCCTCGTTCAGCCAGCCGTAGATTTCGCTGTCCTGCCAGCGGTCAGCGGCCGGCTCCCCAAGGCGGAACCGGCAGGTAGCCAGTAGGGTCTTGCTGATGTCTCCAGCGGCCATTATGAAGCCCTCCGATCACCAGCGATGCCCTCGAACGGCAGGCCGCTGGAGTGACGACTGTTGATGACTTCGCAGCGCCCGAGATACTCGCGGAAGAGCACCTCGGCCTCTTCCACCTCAGCCCGGGCCTCCCAGCACCGCATGACCGCGAAGGTCTCCAGGAGGCCGTCGTACTCCTGGGGCAACTCCGGGTCAGTGGCGGTCGTCAGGTCGGCCGGCGTCCTGAAGTAGTACAGACAATAGTTCCCTGCCGTCTTCGTCCCCGCACTGATGTACAGGGCGTTGTCCCAGATGTAGTAAAAGGGCTTGCCCTCAGTGGGGTTGAGGTTCGGGTTTCCTACCAGGTCGTAGAGCCGATGCACCTGCCAGCGGATCGCCTGGACCTCCGTGGCGATGCCGACATGGTAGGTCAGGGCGCGCTCGCGCAGGAAGCGCGTCGGAAGCACGTACGGATTTGCGTCGAGCGTCAGCGCCGCCGTCTCGGTGTGCATCATGGAGCCCAGGGCAGCGTCGTTGAGCTGGATGCACAGGTCGCGCTGGGCCTCGTCCAGGAGGTCGAGGATGACGTCGTCCGCGACGGCCTGGGATGATAGCGAGTTCACCCGCGCTCTCACGCGGGCGATGATCTGCAGGGTCCTGGCGTTTGCCATCGTTATGTCACCCTTCCGTCGCGGCGAACGGCTGTCACGCCGCGGGAGTTCAAGTAGTTCTGACGGTCGCGCTCCATGGCCTCAAGGTAGATGGCCAGGCAGGCCTGCGCGCGCTCGATGTCGCCGACGTGCCGGAAGGCCTGGTACATCGCGTAATCCACGAGCAGGGCGCTCAGATGGCAGGGCAGCGTCGGCACGTCGGAGTCGCCCACCATGGCCAGCGGCGTCTGCAGTGCCCAGACCTCGATCTCGTCATCGGCAACGGCAGGGGTGGGGTACAGGGCCAGCTCCTGGCCGTACCAGGCGTAATAGCGCGGGGTGCTGGCGGTGGTGTCCAGTTCGGCCCGTGCGATCTCCTCGGCGGTCGTCAGGGCGGTCAGCTCGGCCCCGGCGTACGTGACGTACTGGATGCGGAGGATGCCAGGGTCGAGGGTGTACCGGCGCTGGGAGATCACGCTGTCGAGTTGGATGCGCAGTTGCGTCCAGAGGAGATCGGCGTCGAGGCGGTAGATGGCCTGCTGCACCCACTCCTGGACGTTCTCCTTGAAGACCGTGTGGAGCGACTCCTTGCTGAGGAGCCATTCGGCCATCGCGGTCTGCACCTGCCCGCAGAGCTGGCCGAAGTTCATGCAGACGCCCGAGGTGGACGAGACGACCGCCACGACGATGACGCCGCCAGCGGGAGCCGTGACGACCCCTGTAGCGTCCACGGTAAGCGAGTAGGGGTTGGCCGCCACGTAGCGCGATGAGACCTGCACAGAGACGGTGTAGGTGCCGGCGTCGAGGGCCCACTGCGCGGGGAAGAGGCCGTTGGCGTTGGAGGTCTGCGGGGCGAGGCCGGCGACGGTGACGCGGGCGCCGGCGACGGGATCGCCGTTGTCGTCCTTGACGAGCAGGGTGACGTTGAAGGTGCCTGTGCCGAAGGCGCCGGACTCCCAGGAGCCGAGGCCGTGGATGGCGGAGAGTTCCACGTCCACATCCTCAGGGATGGTGTTCAGCAGCTCGGCCCGGGCCGCGGTCCAGTCGGCCTCCGTCAGGACCGTCATGGCCGCGTCGTCGCAGTCGGCGTCCGTGGCCTTGATGGCGATGCTGTTGGCGTTCATGTCGGCGGCGGAGAGGGTGACCAGGACGCCGAAGTCCGCGATGAGCGCAACCGCGAAGGCACTCTCGGGAGGGGCGAGCGCCCCGCCGTCTTTGGAGATGGTGACGGTGGGGCTGGTCGGGGCGAGTAGGGTGACGTGATCGAGGGCGTCGTACATCGGGATGGGGATGGCCTGGGCGACGCCCTTCTGGAGTGCCATCTACGTGACCCCTTTCAGGTGGGGACCGCTGCGGTAGAGGAGGCCGTGCTTCGGGCGGACAACCGGTAGCACCGGGGCCAGCGTCGGCTCTGGTTGCATCTCCGGTCCTCCTGCGACGAGCCACGGATTTCCAGGGAGATCAACTTCAGTTCCTATATAGGCCACAATTCCGGTGTCATCCCATTCATACGAGATGGTCCAGCGCCCTGCCGGGTCATTCCACCACAGCCATCGCTCATTTGCGGTCCCCTTGTGGAGCACGAAGCACTTCTTGCCGTAGTGCGTGCCGTCCTCAACGAACGTACCCCGGCAGGTCGGATCGCCCGGCTGAGTTCCGATGGTCCGCCATGCTTCCGGCATCTTCTTCCCCTTGACCGTCTTCGCTGGAACCTTCTGCAGCGTCGGCGCCGGACCAATGCTCCTCTCCGCCACCACCGGCTCCAACACGGGAGCCTTCGGCCAGTACGGCTGCGACAGATACGCCACTCCCACCACCGCCACCAACAACACCAGCACCGCCAGCAGCCAGTCCGTCTTTCTCTTCCCGTCACCTCGCGTACTCATCACGTCAACCGCCTTCCTCGTATAGTGACGCGAGTATACCCCTTCTCAGAGAGGCCGGGGAGGGGAGGTGAGACCCTCCCCGGCTCCTCTCCACTTGCAGGCGCTCCGGCCACGGACGCCTACACCACCACATACCCTACGACAGGAACGGGCTCAGGTCAGGCGACTTCGCCACCCAATCATCGCTCGTCACTTCCATGTCCGGGTCAATCCCGAAGATGCGCCCCTGGTTGCGCCGGTTCGTGCAGCCCACAGCGCCCCAGAAGTACAGCTTGTTGATGTAGTTCTCGTAGTCCAGCGACGAGCGCCAGCCCTCAGCGTCCCAGGACATGTTGCGCCCCGGCTGGTACATGAGCTGCAGGTTCTTCGGCTGCAGGAAGAACATCTGGTGTCCCTTGCAGCCGTCCCGGTCGCCGCCGTCCTCATCGAAGGCGTCGCACAGCGCGGCCTCCATGTACAGGTCGTCCGTCACCGGCACGCTCAGGACGTGGATGGCATCGAAGCCCCAATTCACCACCTGGTTCGTGCGGACAGCGCTGACCTGATCGTTCGCCTCGAGCTGCTCGGCGAGCCGGTCATAGACCGCCGTGCTCGTCACGATGTAATCGGGCTTGCTGCCGGAGATGTTCTGAATCGCCCGGATCATGCGCTTCACGTTGTCCAGCGAGGGAGCGATTGGGGCCGTCACCGTGTCGTAGTCGGGCTCGGTGATGATCGAGCGCCACTGCGGGACATCCGCGATGCCGATGTTCGCGTAGGGCGTCGAGTCATTGACGGCGTCCGCAATGCTCCACATCGCCTTGCCCGTCTTGGGCGTCCACAGCGCGGGCGCCAGGATCTTCTCCTTCATCGTGGCCATGGCACTCCGAACGTACATGTCGAAGTAGCTGGCGATCTTGCGGGGGTCGTTCTGGTTGGCCTCGATGTCGGCCTTCCACAGAGACACCGGCACGTAGGTCTTCATCCAGGACAGCTTCGCCTTGGTGGCGATCTCGCCACTCTCCGTCAGGTCCAGTTGGTCCTTCGTCTCGTACCACGCGCCGGTCAGGCGCGCATACTCGATGTCGAAGACGATGTCCACGCCACCGATTGCGCGCTGGTACTTCTTCATGTACTTCAGGGTCGGGGTGTCGCGGTACACGATGTCCTGGACTGCCTTCTCCAGCCAGAACTCCTGCGTCAGGGCGTCGAAAGTGCTGTATGGGACGGCCATCTGATCTCACCTGTCCTTGATGGGGCAGGACGCGCTGGCGACTACTGCTCATCCCGGAGAGGGACGCCACTGAGCTGCGAGGCCCTGCGGGCCATGGCATCCAAGCGGGCGTCCTCGTCGTCGGGGCCGGGCAGAACCTGGTTGGTCTTGGCCTGCCGGCCGGGCGGTGTCGCTGGCGGGCCCTGCCCGCCTGATTGTTTCTTCCGTGCGACGGCTTGCTGGTACGCGGTCACGGCCGCCGCGAATTGCGCCGGGTAGAGATCGGCGTACGCCGCGCGGAACGACCGGATGCGGTTCTCGGCCATGTGCTGCAGGACGGCCCGCTGGACGTCCTCGCTGTCGGCGAAGTGCGGGAAGGCCTTCGTGGCCGTCTCGAACTCGCCACGCAGGCGCTTCTCCTCGGCCACCATCGTCTGATCGGCCTCGGCCTGCTCACGGGCAGTCAACTTGTCCGTGACCGGCTTGATGTACGTGCCGGTGATGCGGGCCTCCAGGGCGGCGTCGCGCTGGGCCTCGTACTGCTTGAACTTGGCCACGTCCAGGGAGCCGTCTTCATCCATGCAGTCCTCGATGGTCATGGGCTTGCCAACAGCCGGGGCCGGAGCCGCCGGTTCCTGCTGGGCACGGACCGCCTGGGCTGCCCTCTGGGCCTCGAACTCGCGCCGCTCCTGCTCGAACTGCCGCCGCTGCTCGGCCAGCGACTGCGACTTCTGCGTGTAGTCGCGGTCAGCGGCCTTGAGCTTCTTGTCCAGAGCGGCCTGCTGAGCCGGCGTCAGCGGCTCTTCACCTGGGGCACCGTCAGCGCCAGGCGTCACGTCATCGGCCGCGGTCGCGGCGTCGTGGCCCGCCTCGTCCTCGAACACGCCGAGAAAGGCGGCCATTGCCTCTTCGTCCGGGCCATCGGTGGAAACGTCAGCGGCCCCGTTGGTGTCGGGGGCCTCGGGTGCGCCTGCTACGGTCGTCTCGGGGGCGTCGTCCAGTGCCGGGGGGGCGTCCTGGACTGCCGTGTCGAGTAGTGCCATGGGTGCGTCGTCCTCTCGTGGGCTATGTGATCGCGCAGTCCGGCGCGTTGCCGGGGTGCTGCGCTGCTTGCTCCCCAGGAGAACGGAAAACAGGGACGCCTCAGGCCCCGCTTACGCGAGGCTGAAGCATCCCTGTCAATGCTCTCCTGTCGTTGGTTAGGCCAGGCCACAGGTCGCCTGTTATCGGCGGGGAGCTTACTCCCGCCTTAGCCGTCCGTCAGTTGTCGAGTACAGCCAACGAGAAACACCGCGCATCTTTCATCCAGCACAAAGTGCTCGATGTGGCTTCTTCTCCCAACCCTTCCGTCGTGGTGCTCTACGCAGGCCTCTGCAGTGACCAGGCGCTTTGCATTGTCTTCCGGGATGAGAGCCGTCCCCAGGGAGGACGGTGTCTCTCGTTGGTTGTCAATCAGGCGTTGCCCGTCTGTGGGCTACTCCCTCCTCGCGCCCGCCTATCGCTTCGGTTGGGTGCTTTGGACATCATCGGCGCCTGTATTGTCGCCTTCAAATCGGCCATTTCACTGCTGGTGACAATCAGGAGAGTCGGTACAACCATCCCGCGATCCGCGATGTCCTTGATGATTGCTCTGAACGGCATGGCTGACACCATTCTCAACTCTGGCACTCTGGTATCTCCTATCGCGCCCGGATGCGGCGCTTCTTCCGCGGCTTCCCCTTCACCCGCGCCGGCAGGTGGCTCATGTTCGTCTCGCGCGCCCACTTGTCGAACGTCTCCTGGCTGATCTCGCCGGTGCGCAGCATGGCCCCGAACTTCCGCATCTGAGCCTTCGAGCGGAAGGGCATGACTACACCAGCCCCATCTGCGGGACTGCTCCCGCCACCGGCGCCTGCGCCCCGCCCAGATCCATCCCCAGCGCCTGCAACACCTCCAGAATCGCCTGCTGCACCTCCGCCGGCAGACTCTCCAGCCACGCCTCCTGCTCCGGCGTCAGCGGCTGCCCGCCCAGCAACTGCTCAATCACCGCCAGCAGCAACGCCTGGTCCTGCTCATCGAGCATCGCCATGATCGGCGCCAGCAGCGACTGTACGATCGTGTCGAGGTCCTGTTGGGGCGGTGGGCCAGCGCCCTCCGGCGCCTGCTCCGGTGCCCCGCCCGGCCCGGCCCCGCGGGCCATCGTCTGCTGAGCTATCTGAAGCAACAACATGAGTGCCTGTGGGTTGTTGGCCGCATCAGGATCATTCAGCAGTGGTAGCAACTGCTGTGTCAATGCCTCGGTCTCACCGGCCCCCTGCCCCGCTGCCCCGCCCATCATCGCCGCCTGCTGCGCCATCTGCATCTGCTGCTCCTGCGCCGCCATCTGACCCTGCGCCACCTCCGCCTGCCGCGCCGCCATCCGCTGCACGATCTCCTGCCGGTGCGGGAACTTCAACGCCTCCAAAAACGCCTCCCGGTCAATTCCAGGCCCGTCCGGGAACATGGTCTGCGCGGCCTTGAAGGCCACCTCCGCCTGCGCCATGGCGTTCAGCGGCAGGTTGCCGCCGGGCTCCACGACGACCCGGTACGGGATCGGCACCTGCACGCTCTCCAACCCGGCCGGCCCCATCATCCCACCCATCATGTCAGCCTCAGGCCCCGCCAACTCGCTCATCGGGGCTTCCGGCGACAGCCGCTCCTGCTTCAGCATGTCCGGCGTCACCGTCTGGCGCACGAACTTCGTCCCGTTGTGATAGGCGAATGAGCGCTCCTCGTCGTACTTCTCCTGCATCATGTCGAGCACGATCTGGCCGAGGCGCTCAAGCTGCAGGGCGTTGTCCCGAGCGGTCTCGCGAACCCGCGTCATGGCGCTTTCCTGCAGACTCTGGATGCCGATGCCGGACTGCACCGAGCCGGGCCGCAGCCCCCGCATGACGTCCTGCACGCCCGAGACCGTCTTCACATCCTCGTACATCTCACGCCCATAGGCGAACATCCAGGAGGGCAAGGGCGGCCCGTCCATGATCTTCGCGAAGCCATCTGCCCCCCGAACCTGGACGACCAGCCCCACGCGGCCATCATTCTGAGTGATCTGTTGGGCCGCCCCTTGGTCATTCGTCACTACCGGCATCCGACCAAGGATCCGCAGGTGCTGCTGGATCATCAAGTGCCACTTGTTGATCTTCGTCTGGAGCCCGATGATCTGCGACGTAATCGGCATGCCCCAGAACGACTCGCCGCGCTCACACATCGGCAAGCACACCACCGGGAACTGCTCGCCCGGGGTGGGGTTGTCGCCATCCCAGAGCAACTGCTGCCCCGAGAAGATCGTCAGCCGCCGGCCCCCCTCGTGATAGACCTCCCAGATCCGGTAGGTCTGGCGATTTCCTGGGGGAACGCTCACCAGGCGCCCCACCACCCAGGCGATCGCCCGCGAAAGCAACGACTGAGGCCGCTGGGTGTCATCCTCGACGAGCTGCCCCTTCTTCTCATCGAACTTCGTCCCGCCGTCAGACCCGTCATAGATGCGCGCCGCCCGCTCCGGCGCCATGTCGCTCGCCAGCGCCAGCCACTCGCATTCCTCCAACGACCGCGCCGCCGGGTCCGGGTACACGCTGTACGGGTCCAGCCACGACACGTCAACATCGCCCTTGTGGCTGCGCTTGATCCGCCCGCGGCCGTCTACATCCACCTGCTCGGGCCCGATGTTCGGGTTCCACCAGACCTTCAGGAACCCCGTGCCCCGAAGCGCCTGGTCCACCAGCGACATGCCGTACTCGCGCGAGACCCGACGCATGTACCAGATGGCCTGCAGCGCGTCCGTCAGTTGGTCCTCAAGGCCCTCCGGCAGGCCCTCGTGCAGCGCCTTGACATACCACAACGGCACCGAGTCCTTGATGACGGGCACAATGGACGAGACCGTGGAGTAGACGAGGTTGACCGGCGCCCAATCCAACGAGGCGTCCTTGCTCAGGTCCACCCCCTCGTCCTGGACCCCCTGGTAGAAGTCGCCGTACTTGTCCCACTTGGTATGCAGGTCGCGGACGGTCTGCGTGGCGTCCTCGACCCAGCCCTGCAGCTTGGAGATCAGATCCCGATCCCGCTCAGAAGAGGCCGGCATGTCCCACCGCCTTCCGCAGCCCCGCCAGCTTCTCGTCAATGGTCCCGTCGCCCATCTGCGCCAGCGTCAGACCCACCCGCTCGTACAGCCCGAACGACCCCAGGCTCTGCACCCGGGCCTTCTCCTCCGGCACCGACCCATACGCCCCGTGCTGCTGCGCCAAGTCCACCGCATGGCTGATCGCATCAATGCAGTCATCCATCGAACCCGGGAACTCGATCAACTGCTCATTCACCGGCCCCCCGTACAGCAGGTGGTGATGGTACACCCGGCAGTTCTGGTACTTCGGCCCCAGCACCATCCGCACCCGCGCCGTCTTATTCTGGTTGTGGAGTTGGGCCTTCTCGATCCACGGCCACACCTCGGGGCGCCCGGCCTTCCGGGCCTCCAGGGCGCGCAACTCCATCTCCGACCTCAAGCTCGCTTCCATGCTCGCGAACGGGCCCGCCATCTCCACCGCCGTCATCGAAATCCCCTCGGGGTGGCACTTGGCGTAATAGTCGTGCAGCATGAAGAACAGGTCCATCTGCTCGCTCATCGAGTACAGCCCATGCACCACGTCCACCACGTAGAAGTTCCCAAACTTGTCGATCCCCACCACCGCAAACGCCGACTCGTCCCCCCCCTCCACCCCCGTACTCGGGTCCCAGCCCATGTACAGCGTCATGTCCCGCAGAGCCATCGCCACCGGCCGCTGCGTCTCGGGCGCCTCCTGCCACGACGGGTCCTCGTACTCCTCCGGCCGCCGCCAATACCGAATCTGCTCCGCCTTGAACACCCGCATCCCCACCGGCTTCGCGTCCAGCAGGTACTGGCTGTGAAACATCTTCAGATCCAACTCCCGAAGCTCCGTCACCCGCGCCGCCGGGTACTCCTCCGGCCACGCCAGCACACCCGCCGCGTCCACCACCGGGATGCTCAGCCGCTCAAACCACCCCCGCCGCGCCCGCCGAAGCCAACCGTACAGGTCGTAGCTCTCGTACACCGTGTTCACGATCAACTCCGGCGTCCCCCACGTGTCCAGCAGCGGGCGCAGCTCCTTGAACCGCTTCGTCACCTTCTCCGCCATCTCGCGCGTCTCGACGTTCTCGGGAACCACCAGGTCGTCGTACGTGATCGCCGTCCAGTGCGTCCCCGTCAACGCCACGTCTATCGCCCCGGTCCCCCACGTCGGCTCCCGGCTCTCCCGCGCCTGCCCCCGCACCGACACCGCCGCCTCCGCCTGGTTCCACTGGTCCTTCACCGGCCGCAACGTCGGGTACACCCTCCGAAACGTCTTGCTCAGCACCACACGCTTGATGTCCCGCAGGAAGCTCTTCGCCAGCGGGTGCGTCGCCGACATGATCAGACGGTGCTCGTTCGGGTCCCGGGCCACCGCCTGCACATTCCACATCACCGTCCCCAGCGTTGACTTCAGCCCCCCGCGGAACATCTCCAACTGCTTCCGCGCCGGGTCCGGCGTCTCCAGAAACGAACAAACCCGCCCATGAAGTCCATGAGACGGGCTCATTACCGTACAGCCACCGATCACCACTGCAAAGAAGTGCAGGTCGTGCCGCCCGCGCTCCGCGATCTCCTCCAAAAGCACCGCCCGGTCCCCCGCGTCCAGGCTACTTGAGATGCGAGAGAAAATCGGCCGGTACTCCGCTATCGTCTTCGGGTTCGTCCTCGGCACTGCCGGAACCACCCTTCGCCGCGGCCGTTCGGACCGCCGATACCCTCCCCTTCGCCACCTTCAGCACCTGCACAGCCCAACGCGCCCTCTTCTCCAACGCCCTGCCACGGGCCCCTGTCATCTCCTCGTCGCTCAACCCACCCTTCCCAGCCGGACGCAGCAACTCGTCCAACACCTGGCTCGCCTCACCAACCAACCACTTCAACTTCCAGTCCAACAACTCCGCCGCCGTCTGACTTGATGCGGGAGCCCTTCGCCGACTCGGCCGACCTGCCATGATCCCAAACTCTACTCCTACTCACACCACCTGTCAACCACCTTGTGACCAATCTGTGTCTCTTGTGGTTTTTTTCTGCTTGGATGAGAGAAGAAGATGGGGTGGACTTGGGTACTATATGTGGGGAATTGTGAACTCCCCCCCTCCCGATCCACCTCCCTCCACCCCACACCCCCACCTCCTGCCTCACCACCTCCGCACCCACCCCCCCACGGCCACGACCCCCCCCCCGCACCCCCCTCCCCACCCCCCACCCCCCGGGCTCA